CGGGAGCTGCAGCGACTCCTGCCGACCGCTGGCGACCATCCCGCGCGGCACGACGAAGCCAGGCACGGTGACCGCGAGCAGAGCGACCAGCTCGAGGTTGCCGCCGACCCGACGCCAGTCGCCCGAGAGCGGCGAGGCGCGCAGCGTGCGGATCTGCTCGTCGGTGACGCCCGGCCGTAGTGCACCGGCAACCCAGATGCCGTGTGCGTCCTCGCCTGCGCTCACGTCGGCCACCGCCATGCCGGTGTTGTCGTAGTGCGCGAGCGTCTGCGACGGGTTCAGCGCGGTGCCCGCGTGGCCGGTGTTCATCGTGATCTGCCCGACCGCGTGTTCGCTGTTGTCGTCGGCGAGCAGGATGCCGGTCTTGAACCAGGCGTATCCGGTGGCCGACTTCGGCGGCGGGGTGCACGTCTCGAATCCGAGGTGGCACGAGTTGTGCAAAGCCGCGTGGCCGTAGATGCGACCGTCGTCGGTCACGGTCAGCGGGGTCGGGCCGGCCAGACCGGGATTAGCGAACCACTTTGCGGGGGGCTTGGTGAGCATAAGAGATCCGGACGCGGTAAGTGTGCCCTTAGTTCGCACCGCGTAGTAGATCATCTGCGCGGAGGTAGACGCCACAAGCTGATCGGCGGACAGGCTCGGGCGTGCGCCGAGTGGTGCGTCCAGCGAGATCAGTGCCTGAGCGAATGCGGGGGTGTCGACGAGAGTGGCCGCACGCAGACGAGCGTCGATCGCCACCATGATCTCGTCGTCGTGCCGCATCTCGGCGACTGTGACGTAACCCGATGCGTCGGCGGCCGGCATCTCGGGCTCGATGGGTTCGATCTCGCCATCCTCGTCGTCGTCCACCTCGATCCCCGCGTTCAGCAGCTCGGACTTCACGCGGATCTCGAAGTCGAACTCGTCGGGGTCGATGCTCACGCCGCGCAGCATGCCCTTGTCGGCGAGCGTGGCGGCCTGCCAGCCGTTGTCCGACACGAGGTCGATGAACCCGGTGGCGAAGATGTTGCCGCCATCCTGACGGGTCACGGTCTCAATGAGGCCGACGACCACCGCGCCAGCGTGCGCGCCGTCGTCCTCGATGTCCCATCGCAGTGGCAGCGGCAGGTCGTCCCAACGCAGCGCGCCGACCTCGATCATGCGCCCGTCGCCGGTCATCACACCCTCGACGGCGATCACACCGGACCATCGCGCGACGGTCGGGTCGGCAGACTGCTCGGCCGGAACCTCGGGCACGGTGACGCCGCTCGGCCCGAACTGCGAGCGCGTGACCGCTGCCGTCTGCGCCTGCATCTCTTCCGCGACGCACGGCGCGCAGAAGGGGGCGCCGGTCGTCAGCGTGCGGGTCCCGAACTTGAACCGTCGAGTCTTCATGGCGCAAGGTTACCGGAGACCGATGGAACCGATCGACGGGGCGGTGCGTCCAAGTAGCATGCCCGCCACCTTCTCCCCTACCCCGGAGGTCACCATGATCCGCACCCGCTACGCCGTCACCAAGTCCCACACGGCCGGGCTGCTGGCGGGCTCCGTGACCACGGAGATCACCTCCTGCGACTTCCCGATCGGGTTCGTCGTCAAGAAGGCGATCGGCGGCGGCGCCTACGTCATCACCAACTGCGTGCCGGTCCGCTAGTCGGATCCGCTCAGCCCTCGGCAATTCGGCCGAGGGCTTTCTGCTTACGGGAAGGTTCGATCATGGCGTGCGAGCACGGGCGCGAGGGGTTCTGCTTCGACGAGGCGAGCGTGGGCGAGCGCGAGCATCACACCTTTGCGCACGCTCACGCCTACGCGTGGGCGGTCCTGCGCGAGAAGCTGCCGCGCGACGAGGCCGAGGCGTACGCGACGTGGTACGCCGAGCGTGAGTACCGCTTCGCCACCGTCGATATGGAGTGGCACTTCGTCGCGTACGGCGAGTGGAAGGTGTCGGCGTGAGCCCGGCGTGGGAGGTCGGCGATCGATTCGTTGATGACGGGCTCATCGGCACCGTTGACTCGATCGTCGAGGCCGGCGTCTGGGTGATCCTGGACTGCCTGTTTCCGAAGTTCCCCATCGTCGTCCCGCACTGGCACGCCGCCGAGCTGGACCGAGCGTGCGCGCAATGTGATGAACGCGAGGCGATGGACGACGACCGGGGATCGCTGTGCGGCGACTGCATCGAGCGCAACTACGAGGCGGACCAGTGAGCGCCGAAGACGAGACGCTCGTGGAGCTGATCGCTGCGCTCGACGCGTCGCACTACGGGATCAGCCAGGCCGGCACCTGTCACGGCTGCGACGACTTCTGGCCGTGCCCGCCTGCCCGCGCGGCGTACCGTCTCGCTCGCGTTCCGGGAATGATCCACGACGTGCAGCACCGTCCGTGCACGCACGAGGAGAGCGAATTCGACGAGCCCGAGCGGATGTGCTCGTGCGGGAAAGCCACCATCAGCCCGTCATGGGCTAAGTGCCTCAACTGCATCTAGACCCCCCCCACATGCGAGGAGATTCCGATGACCGAGATGCTCCCCTGCGTCGTGGACGAGTGCGAGTCGACGTACGCCGATCACAAATGGGGCCGGATCAACGCGAGCAAGGCTGGATGGTTCTTCCAGAACAGCGGCGAGTCCTGGTGTCCCGAGCACGTCCCCGAGTGGGTCGAGGCTTGGCGCGAGAAGGCTGCCAATAAGCGCACCGCGCGCCCGGACCCGAACGCGACGATGTTGGTGTCGAAGTGCCTCAACTGCGGCGGCAAGCTGACTAGACCGCTCGGCGAGAACCGATCGTGGGAGCACGCAAGCGCGCTCGGTCAGTCGTGCCCGAAAGTGCTTGACCCGGACTAGAGTCCGCCGCCGATCATTGTGCACCTGCAGTTGCAGCAGTTAGCCGCAGACCCCGCCGGATCGCCCGGGTACATCAACTCTTCACCGCCGACGTCAAACGGCTGATCGAGCGGTACTTCCTGCCCGCTGGCCGCTGCGTGTTCTGGCCGTGTCCGCGGTCCTAGCGTCGCTAGCCACACCTTGCGCTCGGCGCCTTCGTCATTCAGCGCGGACAGCCCGGCGTGGTTGAACGCCCCCGTAGATTCCGTGCGTGCGATCAGGGTCGCGCGAGCTCGCCACGGACCTTCGAGGCTGTCCAGTTTCAGCGTCGCCTCGTTGCTGATCTGGCGCAGCGCGACGACGCGGGGATCACTTCGCTTGGCGGCCTCGCGTGCGTAGCTGCCCGGCTCGCCGAGCGGATCGAGGATGGCGTCGATCTCGTTCTGCGCGTCGAGCTTGCGGGACTCCCAGTACGGCGCGTCCTGCTCCCACGAGAACTCAGCGGCGAGGCGCCTGCCGATCTCCGGGATGCTCGAGCCGGCCGCCAGTTCCTCGGTGAGCGCGCGGCGTGCGAGATCGAACGCGTCGTGCGGCAGGCTCGGCGAGGTGGTCGGGCTGAGTCGGTCGCTGACGGTCGCGAAGTACCGTGCGACGTCGTCCGAGCTGCTCGCGACGGTGGACGTGTCCGAGTACCCCGCACGCCAGATGGCCCGCAGCGCGGGCAGCAGGTCCTGCTCGCTGGCCTCGGCCCACCATTGCCGTGCCTGCTCGACGGTGAACGGATCCACGGGGTCGATGGACGCCGTCAGGCCCGCACCTCGGATCGCCGCCATGACCTGCCGCAGGAAACGCCGCATCGCCCGGTCGGCGGCCTTCTCTGCCTTGCCGTGGGCGAGTCGCATCATCTCGTCGCGACGCTCGGCGGCGTTCGGCGGATGCCTGCGCAGGGTCACGCCGGGCCCTCGGGTGCGCTCTCCGGCAGGGTCATCGCGGTCAACGCCTGCGACGCCGCCTCGGGTGTCGCCGCAGTCACGAGCGCCTGCGTGGTGTTCGCCGACGACTGGATCTGCAGCTCGGCCCGGTCGGCGTGCGTGGATCCGGTGAGCAGCGTGGCGAGCGCGCCGACCCCGCCCGCGGCCACGGCGATCAGGCCTTCGGGCGTCTCGCGCCCTGCGCCGAGCAGGATCGCCGTCGACAACACCGTGACCATCGTGATGAGCCCGACCATCATCACGGCCAGGCGCATCGTCGTCATGGTCCTCATGCCGCCGCCTCGCCGGGCTGCTCGGTGCTCGGCGGGCCCGGCTCGACCGCGGGCGGGGGGTTCTCGTCAGCCGGCACATCCTCGATCGGCGTCGGCTCCGGTGCCTTTGGACCACCGAGCACCTCGCGGATCTGCGCGACCAAGTCCGGCAGCGTGAACGACTGCAGCAGCGACGGCGCCTGCGTGACCATCTCCAACGCCCTGGTTACCGCCTCGTCCACGGCAATGACGTCGGGCGCGTCCTCCTCGCCGAAGCCCATCGCCTCACGTGTGGCGATGTCGGTGATCAGACCCTTGTCGAACAGCGACATCGCCTCGGTGGATCGGTTCGGGCGCAGAGTGAGCGCGCTGGCATCCGCCTCGATCGTGTAGTCCTGCGGGTTGGCGATGCCGTTCGCCTCGAGCACCGGCCGCAGGTACTCGCGCACGAGCGCGTCGCGGATGAGACCGACGACGGGGAGCACGTGCAATTTGACGAAGTCCTCGGCGATCTGCCACGCCGCCCAATGGTTCGATGCGCCGTTGCCGAGCATGACCTCGGGAGGTGCGTCCAGACTGAGCGCAAGCCGGCGGATCAGCTCGGTGCGCATATCCATCGCCGCGGCGTCGAGGGGACGGGCGAACGTCATGTGATGCGGCTGCCACGGGATGTCGTCCGGCAGCGTGACGATCAGCGGCACGAGGCTCGACGCCGCGTCGCGGTTGGAGATCGGCGTCATCATCGCGTCCATCAGGTCCACGATGAACGGATCCACGTCCGGGCTGTCCTCGGGCGCGGTACCGCCAAGCACGCTCACACCTTCCGGCACGATGAACACACCGTTACCGGCGAGCGTCGAGTCGGCCTGTGCCGATATGAGCTTGGTGAGCGCCTCGAGCTCGCGGAGCAACGGCAGCGCGGCGCGTACCGGTGAGTCGGACAGGTGGATGTCGGCGGGGTGCGGACGCCACACACGGACGATCACGCACTGGCTCTCGTCGAACTCACGTCCGGCGACTTTCAGCACGCTGTCCTTCTGCATGATCTCGCGGGCGCTGTAGACCTTCCAGCACAGCGCCTCCAGGTCGATCTCAGGCGGGACGCCGGCGGTCGTGCGGTCGATGTACTGCACGGTGGGCGCCGCAATCTCGCCGTCCCGCTCATCGTCGTGCGGGTGGCCGATCAGGTAGCTGTCACCCGCAACGAAGAGGTTCTGTGCGAACCGGCGCAGCATCTCGGTCATGCCGGTCGGGGAGTCGCCGGCCAGCGCGTCGAGCGCGATGACGGCTGGATCGTTGTCGTCGTCGATCCGCTCCCAGCCATCAGCGGTGCGCTTGGCGGGGTAGAGCTCGATCTGACTGAGCGCGTTGGCCACGGTGGTCGTGACGAAGTGCAGCTCGCCGCAGACGCTGAAGTGGTACCACGCCTCGTTGTCCCATGTGAGGCCGGACGTCGGGCGCTTGATCTTGCGACCGGTGATGCGCTTGGCCGCGGCGGTGAGGCTCTTGGTGACGGCCTTGCGAGGCTTGCGTGGAGAGGTCATGCCCAATCACCTCGACGCACGGCGCGCTTGCCGCCCGATCGGCGCAGATCGCTCGACTTCATGCGCGTGGCCTTCCCGTCGCCTCGGATCCACGCTGCGCACATCATGCAGCAGCCCTTCCACCTGCGGTGATGCTTGCTCACTCGACGTCCTGCCTGCCGTTGGCGCTGGCCGCTGCGTAGTTCACGGCGAGCGGGATGACGATGATCTGCCAGAGCAGAGTGTCGGCCCATGCGAGCGCGGTCAGGGTCAGCAGGACCGCGATCCAGAACCCGCAGCACCACGGGCATTGGACGAAGTACGAGATCGTGTCCCGCCATTGCTTCGGAGCTTCGGCGATCTCCACGCGAAGCCTGCGACGCAGCGGGTCGGTGATCGAGTCGGTGGCGATCAACCGGAACAGCCGAGCTGCCGCCAGGGTCACGACGACCAGCACGAGCCACGCGGGGAGATCGAGCGGAGTCATGTGGGACAGCGTACCCGGGCACAAAGGACGCCCGGCGCGTCTTCCGATTGCGCCGGGCGTCGTACTCGATCCACGAGGGAGCGAGTGGGGTGCGTTCAGTCTAGCCGGTAAGAGTGCCGTTACACCAGCAGTGCGGCTCACCCTCAGGGCAGATGCCGATCTGCGCTTCAAGCTTGCGAAGCTCGGCGGTGGTTTTGGTGTCCATCTCGTAGTTCGGCGTCTGCGTCATGCACTGAGCATCGGACGTCGGACGCGCCGACTCAATGCTCTTTGCTGAAACTTTGCTCAACCGCGTTTCGGCCACCGGCGGGTGTTGGCGGCCTGTTCCTTGGCGGTCGCCCATCGACAGTTGCCCGGCTCGTAGTTCCCGTCGTTGTCGATCCGGTCGATGCTGCACCCTTCCGGCCTCTCGCCCATATCCTCGATGAACGCCCAGAACGACTGCCGCCACCGATCGCAGACCTTGATCCCGCGTCCGCCGTACAGATGCCAGCATTGATCCTTTTCGCGATAACACCGGTTGAGCATGTTCCGCCATGTCGTGTACAGCTCGTGCCCCCAGCCGCCCTGCCCGGTCGGACTGATACGCGCACATCCGCATGACGTCGTGTGGCCACGGTAGATGTTCACGTCGAAGACGACGGTCTCCGTGCCGCACTCGCATCGGCAGCGCCACTTGGTCTTGGCGCCTTCCGCAGGTGCCTTCTCCATGAGCGTCAGCATCCCGAACACCTGGCCCGGCACTCGCTTGGAGTGCCCGCACGAAGTGCTGCTGCCCTGCCGCAAGGACGTCGCGAACACGTCTCGCACTGTTCCGCACGAGCACCGGCACGTCCACCGGGAGTTCTTGACGCCGCGTTCGACCACCTTTGCGAGCACTGTCCATTCCCCGTAGACCCTGCCCGCGGGGTCAAATGATGTTGTCATGGGCTCAGTCTATCCCATAATGATGCGTCTTATCGGTTATCCTCGGACGATTGTTCTCTGAGTGATCGCGAGCCCGCGGCGTGCGCCGCCCTCTCGCGTACCTCGAGGTACCGCTGGCGCCTTTGGGTTCCGGTGCTTATCAGTCAATGCGCGCACGGCTATGGTGAGCGAGTCCAGTCGGTTCGGGCTGGCGCCGCCTTCATTCGGCGTCCACTCCTGAAGCTCGGCTTCGAGCTCGTCGAGGTCGGGGGCGTGACGGGCGCGTGCCTGCTCGTAAATCGCGACCACCGGCTCGGCACGCCGCGCCTTGTCGCCTCGCAACGTCGAGAGAAGGAACTTCGGCGGGTCTCCGTCCACGGTGCTGCGCTCGGTGAGGTGGCGCCACGCGCTACGCAGACCCGCTAGGTTCATATCGCCGCCGTAGTTGTACTCGCACCACACCTGGCTGGCGCCGTGGTCGTAGGCCGCCCGGCAGCCGGCCTCAAAGCGCGTCTCGGGCGTCCCGTTGACGGTGTAGTCGGCGATCACGTAGACGATGTCGTCTAGCAGGCCGACCACCATGATTCCGCAGGCGTCACCGCCTTGACTGCCGGACGGGTCGAACCCGACCACGATCCGGTCATACCTCGTCGGCGGTTGCGCCGGCCAGAGTGCGCGCGCCCGGCTGACCAGGTCGCCACCGAACAGAGCGCCTTCCACCTCGTCGAGCAGCTCGCCGTCAAGCTCCTGTCGGCCGAGCTTCGTGCCCGCGTATCGACGGTTCAGCTCGGCGAGCGCGACGGCGGACAACGCGGTGTTGTCACTCGTCCGGCCGCGCGTGATGACGATGCTCGGATCGGTCTCCGCGCGCTTGAGTAGTTCGCGCACGTGCGTCACCCGCCGCGGGGTGGTCGGGATGATGACGCGCGGTGTTGCGGCCTCGCGTAGACAGAACCAGACCTGATCGAGCACAGCTTGCGCAACGGCCGGGCTGTACGCGGCCCACTCGTCGAGCACGGCGCCGTCGAAGGCATGACCTCGGAGTGAATCAGGGTTTTCCGAACTGAAGCCCCTGATGATCGAGCCGTTCGTCAGCACAAGGTGGGTGTCACCGAGCGATCGGTGGAAGCCGTTCGGCGCCTGAAGGTGCGACGGGATCACCTTGACCAGGCCGGACGGCCCGCCGAAGTTGATATCGCGAACGTCGGCGAACTTCTGCCCGATCACGGCGATGTGCTGATTCGGCTTCTCGCACCACTTGCGCACGGTCTCCGACGCGGCGCGTCCCTTCCCGAATCCGCGGCCTGCCTGAATCACCCACGTCGCGTAGTCCTCGGGCTCCTGCTGCTCGGGCCTACCGACCTTGGCCCAGTTGTACCGCTCAGCCTCGGCGATCTCGTCGGCCAGCCGCATGAGTTCCTCGGTGCTCATGGATGCGAAGTCGGGCGCGGTCACGGATGCACCCCGAGCCCGCCGCAACACGGGCACTCGGTCCAATGAGCATTGAACGGCCGGTGCGCATTGCCGGTGACCGGGTGGACGGCGCCGGTCTGATCGCATTGGAGGCAGTCGTGAGAGTCGGGCTGCGGGCAGGTCACTACGCCGCCCATTTCGAGAGCTCGCGCAAGACCTGCTGCACGCAGCACAGACCGCGCAGGCGCTCCTCAGCGGCCAGCTCGACGTCCGTCGGCGGCTTGAACGACTTCCAGCTCATGAGTCGATCGTCTCATCGTCGGGCTCCGGTTCGGTTCCCCCGAGCTGTGCCAACCTCGAGGCGAGCTCGGCACGCAGCGCCGCACGGGCGTTGTCGTCGAGCTCGGACGCCTGCACGTTCACTGTCACCTCGGCCTCGGTCTTGTTGACCAACTGGAGCGCGTCACGTTCGATCTTGACGCCGGCGGTGGCGAGCGTCGCGATGTCCTTCACGTCGGTCGGCACCTTGTCCTCGGCCATGAGGTGCTCAAGGCCCGCAGCGGCCATCTCCCGCATCGAACGCCCGAGGTCGGCCTGATCCACCCGCGCGACCAGTTGACGCGCCTGAAGGCCGATCAGCATGCGTCGGTCCTCCTCGGCCTGGTACGCCCGGGTGCGCTCCTCCCACCGGCACGTGGACGACATCCGCGCCACGGAGCTGCGGTCACGTCCGAGCATCTCCGCGGTGCGCTTCAGCGTGCGCTCACCGGCCGGCAGACCCAGCCACGCGAGGAACGCCGCGTACTCGGCATCGGTCTCCCAAGGCTGGAGGCCGAACACCGGCACGACCATCGGGGAGTTGCCCGTCGGTGCCACGGTGATGCCCCTCTCGCGTCGGTCGGTGGTCACGGGGTCGATCCCTGGGCGTCAGCACGAGCACGGAGCCACGCCGCCGACTCGTTGCAGCCGACAGCGGACCCGTGCCCGCATTGGGCCTCGATCTCGTCGGCCGCTTCGTGGAGTGCCGCCTTCCGCGCCTCCACGACCGCCGCCTCGGCCCGCTGTGCTCTGCCCGCCGCCCTGGTAGCCATTTCCCCGTTCTCGTCGGCCAGGCGTTCGGTGGCGGTGATCTCGGCTCGTGCCTCGTCCAGTGCGTCCAGGAGCCGGGGGACCAACGTGCGGGCTTCGGCGATGAACTCGGCGTCGGCTACGTGCTCCGTCCCGCCGATTGCCTGGCCGAGTAGGTTGTCCGGCACGATCAGCGTGCCGCCGTTCGCCACGATCCACTCGCCTGGCGTTGCGGCCTCGACCAGTGCCCGCGCGGCCTGGATCTCCTCGGACGAGAAGCCGGTCACTTGGACACCTCCTCGATCTTCTCAAGAGAGGTGGCCGAGCCGCACCGGTCGCACGAAATGTCTCCGCGCATACACGTCATTTGTGGGAACCAGTGGTGCGTCCACGGTTTCAGCCAGCACCTACGCCGTACGAGGCCGACGGAGTGCAGCGTGAACAGGGAACTTCCGCACGCTGGACAGATCAGCCTCATCGGGTCTCCTCCGTTCCGTCCAAGGCGGCGAGCCGGGTCAGCGCGAGGTCGTGCGCCTCGTCCAACGCTCGGATCAGCGGGGCGCGGTGGGCCTCGATCAAACGCACCACGACATGCACGACGCCCGCGAGGTCGTACTCCACGGGCAGGTCCAGCGCGGCGCGGACCTCGCGGTCCAGGTCACCCGCAGCGGGCTTGTCCGTCATGTGCGTCTCCAGTCCTCGGTTACTCATCGGACGCACCGGCGGGCTCATCGGTTCC